CAACAGCACCAGCCAAGAAGGAAGAGAAAAAGCCTGCAAAAAGTGACGGTGCAAAGAAGGACGCACCTAAAGCAGACGCAAAGCCTGCTGCCCCAGCAAAGTAAATTTGACTTAGACAACAGTGACCTCATAATAGACGATGAAGTCACGTTTGGTCGTAATCTAAAGGCCCGTGATTTTGGTAAGGTAGTTGAAGATGAACTATCAGACTATGTGAAGTTTAGATTATGGCTAGCTAGACAAATGGCAATGAGAGCATACAAAAAAGCCCGCGCATAAGTGGGCTTTTTTATTGGTAGAAATATATTCAGATTTAGATAGTATTGTCGTTGACTTTACTAAATAGAAAGCGCATACTACATATGTGCATTAGGCATAACACATTTTTATTTAAGGCTATAGGAGGCATACAAAAATGGCATCACTCGCAGAAATCCGTGCTAAACTTCAACAAGCACAAACCGGTAAATCCGGCGAATCAAAAGGTGGCGACAACGCTATCTATCCACACTGGAACATGGACGAAAACAAAGAAGCAGTAGTCCGCTTTCTTCCAGACAAAGATCCAAACAACACATTCTTCTGGGCTGAACGAGCCATGATCAAACTTCCGTTCGCGGGCGTTAAAGGTCAGACCGATTCACGTCCAGTGCAGGTACAAGTACCTTGCGTTGAAATGTGGAATGAAACTTGTCCAATCCTTAGCGAAGTTCGCGGTTGGTTTAAAGACAAGAGTCTAGAAGAAATGGGTCGTAAGTACTGGAAAAAACGCAGTTATGTATTCCAAGGTTTCATCGTTGATGATCCATTAAAAGAAGATTCTGCACCAGCGAACCCTATCCGTAGATTTATCATCGGACCTCAGATTTATCAGATCATCCGTTCAGCATTAATGGATCCAGAGTTGGAAGAATTGCCAACAGACTTCCTGCGTGGTGTTGATTTCCGTATTGCTAAAACTAGCAAAGGCGGATATGCTGACTACTCTACCAGCAAGTGGAGCCGTCGTGAACGTGCATTAAGCGATATCGAACAACAGGCAATTGCCGAACATGGCCTGTTTAATTTGATGGACTTTTTGCCCAAGAAGCCAACTGATGTTGAATTGAAAGTCATGAAAGAAATGTTCGAAGCATCGGTCGACGGCGAAGCATATGACCTAGATCGTTGGGGTCAATACTTCAAGCCAGCAGGCTTGGGTTCAGCAACTGGTGATCCAGTTGGTCGTAGCGGCTCAGCATCCACTGCTGGCGCAGCTCGTACTGTAGCGCCAACGGCAGCTCCGGTTGACGATGAATATGACGAACCAGTAGTAGCAAAAGCAGCCCCAGTGGCAGCGCCTAGTGCTCCGGCAGGTGACGGTCAAGCAAGTCGTGCGCAAGACATTCTTGCAATGATTCGCAATCGTAACAAGTCAGAGTAATTGACTTAAAAGTGCGGGGAGAACCCCCGCACTTCTTTCACACTAGGGATCTATTATGACAAAAGCATTTGATATTACAAAATTTAGAAAGACCCTAACCAAATCAATTGAAGGGTTAGGTGTTGGATTTAATGATCCAACAGATTGGGTAGGAACTGGCAGTTATGCTCTTAACTATCTTATCAGCAGTGATTTCCACAAAGGAATTCCGCTTGGTAAAGTTACTGTGTTTGCCGGAGAATCAGGCGCAGGCAAGAGTTATTTCTGTTCCGGTAACATTATTAAAAACGCACAAGCACAGGGTATTTTTGTTGTGCTAGTTGATAGCGAAAACGCACTTGACGAGAAATGGCTCAAGGCATTAGATGTTGATACCAGCGAAGATAAGTTGTTAAAACTTAATATGGCCATGATCGATGATGTGGCTCGTACCATTAGCGAGTTCATGAAAGAATACAAGGCCATGGATGAAACTACTCGTCCTAAGGTATTGTTTGTTATTGACTCGTTGGGTATGTTGTTAACTCCAACCGATGTTAATCAGTTTGAAGCGGGCGAGATGAAAGGTGACATGGGTCGTAAGCCCAAGGCACTTACTTCATTAGTTCGTAACTCTGTTAACATGTTTGGCAGCTATAATGTTGGCATGATCTGTACCAATCACACATATGCAAGCCAAGATATGTTTGATCCGGATGACAAGATTTCAGGCGGTCAGGGTTTCATTTATGCCAGCAGTATTGTTGTTGCCATGCGTAAATTGAAATTGAAAACTGATGCAGATGGAAATAAGACTACAACTGTTAACGGTATTCGTGCAGCCTGTAAGATTATGAAAACACGCTATGCAAAGCCATTTGAAAGTGTGCAAGTTGAAATTCCTTATGAGACAGGTATGAATCCGTATAGCGGCTTGACAGACTTGTTTGAAGCAAGGGGGTTGCTCAAGAAAGAAGGAAACAGTCTTGTCTACACCACATCCGATGGTGAAATCATTAAACAGTTCCGCAAAGCATGGGAACAGAATAAAGATGGAAGCCTTGACAAGGTAATGTCCGATATATCTAATTTTGGAGAAAAGCCTGCGGTTGAGATAACTAATACTGACGGAGAAACGGAGGTCGCCTAATGAAAGAAGATTTGATTGCAGATATTTGGAATACATTTATTGAACACGTTCCTGAAAAGGCCAAGAAAGATATTGCATATGATTTTATTAATGTCTTACTTGATAACGGAGTAAAAGAATCTGTTCTAGAAGGTCTAATTGGTGTCGACAGTCATCTTGATGCTGCTATCGAGTATGCAATTGATGGCAGTGACGCAGAAGAAGAAGAAGATTTAGACTATTACGAAGACGAAGAATAATCATGTGGTACAACAAGGTATCCAAGGATATTTCTCATATTCCAGATGCCGTGGCATATTATGAGGCTGAATTATTGGCAGCAAAAAGTGATACTCGCATAGCGGGAAATATAGAAAAAGCCGCTGCCAGTATGCCCGGTATTGTGGAACAGAGATTTAATCAGCTACAAGAGATTGAAGCAATTCTTGAATATCTTAACATTGAATTACGTCGACTTCGCAGTCAACATTTTAGAAAATATCTAGAAAACTATCAACGTGCATTGAGTAGTCGAGACGTTGATAGGTTTGTCGAAGGTGAAGCAGATGTGGTAGATTTTGAAAAGATTATCAACGAATTTGCGCTACTACGCAACAAATGGTTAGGCATTGTAAAAGGTCTAGATGTCAAGCAATGGCAATTGTCCAATGTGATTAAACTCAGAACAGCGGGCATGGAAGATGCAACTCTGTAAATATTGCTATGAGAAAAATAGTTTTAGTTACAGGCGGATTTGACCCAATCCACTCCGGACACATTGCTTATCTACAGGCAGCAAAGAAATTAGGCGATGTTCTAATTGTTGGAATAAATTCCGATGAATGGCTTACCCGTAAAAAAGGTAGGCCATTTTTGCCCTGGGAAGAACGTGCTATTATTGTAGGCGGATTAAAAGACGTCACTCGAGTTATCAACTTCAACGATGGTGATAATTCCGCAAAAGATGCAATACGCAAGCTACGAGCAATCTATCCCAACGAACAGATTGTCTTTGCCAATGGCGGAGATAGGACACCGGAAAACATTCTCGAGATGGATTTACTAGATGAATATGTTGAACTAGAATTTGTATTTGGTGTAGGTGGTGAGAATAAAGTCAACAGCTCAAGTTGGATTTTAGAAGAGTGGAAAAGTCCTAAAACTATACGGCCTTGGGGCTACTATCGTGTATTACACACTCATGGAAATACTGTTAAGGTAAAAGAACTTACCGTTGATCCAGGCAAGAGTCTAAGTATGCAACGACATTCTAACCGAACTGAACTTTGGTTTGTTGCCGAAGGCGAGGCAAGTCTTAACTGGGAATTCGGTGGCGAACGCATTAAGAAGTTTAAGCAAGAAACTATTAATGTCGGTGAATGGCATCAATTACACAATCCGACAACAGTGCCGTTACATGTAATCGAAATTCAATACGGAGCAGATTGTATCGAAGAGGATATTGAAAGAAAATGATTCCAGTGTTCATTGGTTACGACCCACGTGAGGCGATTGCCTATCACGTATGTTCTAACAGCATCATTAGACACACATCTACGCCAGTTAGTATCACGGCATTGGCATTGAATACAATCAAAGAATATCAAGAAACACACACCGACGGCAGCAATCAATTTATCTATAGTCGCTTTCTTGTACCATATCTGATGAATTATCAAGGGTGGGCAATCTTCATAGACGGTGACATGATCCTACGCGATGATATCACTAAATTATGGAAGTTGCGTGATGAAACAAAAGCAGTTATGGTGGTTAAACACGACTATAAAACTAGGATGTCTGAAAAATATCTTGGGGCAAAAAATGACAACTATCCTCGAAAGAATTGGTCAAGCGTCATCTTATGGAATTGCGGGCATCCCGCTAATGCTGCCATCACACCTGGATTTGTACAGTCGGCAACTGGAGCACAGGTACATAGATTCACCTGGCTCACAGATGATTTGATTGGCGAATTGCCCAATGAATGGAATTGGCTTGACATTGAATATGAATGGAATCCATTGGCAAAATTAGTACACTTCACTCTCGGTACTCCGTGTTTTCACGAGTTTGCTGACCAAGGAGACTTTGCCGACGAGTGGCATCGTGAACGCATTTATACAGAATATTGTCTACAGCGTAGTTTATGATTTTTTTAAGTAAAAATGGTGAAGATGAGTACATCAACATGTTTGCCCGAGGATATGGTACTACTTCAATCTCTACCGACGACTTTGTCTACAATGACTCAACAGACTCGATTGTTCTCCGTGGAATCCTTAAACATAAAATAATGTACCAGTGTTGGGCGGATGGTCGAGATTTCTACTATGTTGATACTGGCTACTTCGGAAATGAGAGAAATTCTGCCAATCCCGACGGTTGGAAATACTGGCATCGCATTGTAAAAAATAATCTTCAGCACGGAGAAATTGTCGCAAGGCCAGACGATCGCTTCAAACAGTTCAACAAAACATTCCAGCCTTGGAAGAAAGACGGTCGTGCAATCTTGGTTGCAGCACCTGACGAAAAACCATGTAAATTTTACGGAATTGACAAAAATCAGTGGGTCAATGACACCGTAAATGAAATTAAGAAACATACCAACAGACCGGTTACTGTTCGAGAACGTGCTCCTAATCGCATCGATCGAACAGTGACTGACACACTTCAGCAGGCATTGGACCAGGATGTTTTTGCACTTGTTACCTATAACAGTGTGGCCGCAATTGAGGCAATTTTTCATGGAATTCCGGCATTTACCATGGCACCCGCTAATGCAGCAAGCCCAGTGGCATTACAAGATTTAAGCCTGATAGACACTCCTTACTATGCAGACAGCGATAAATTATATGCATGGGCCTGTCATCTTGCCTATGGTCAGTTCCATGTAAACGAAATGAAAACTGGTAAGATTTTTGACATAATTAACCAATGAAACACCTCGCTATATATCACAAATCAGTCCCAAGTGGACGGAATGAAGAAAAAATAAACTTATTAAAATATTTTTCTCAAGGGGCAAAGGTCGTCGGTGATAGAGTTATAGATGTTAACGATTATAATTATTTTCCAACCGATGTTGCCGTTATTCAAGGATGGGTAGCTCCTGGGGTTAATGCTGGACAAAATGTAATTTTAAGAAATAAGATAGTACAATCACAGGCTGCAAATAGCAAACATACCATAGCAGTTGACAGTAATTTATTTCTCTATGCAAACACTGCTAATCCGTTACATTATCTACGCTACAGTTTTAATGGAGTATTTCCTAACACAGGAATTTATTGCGATTCACCAATCATTCCGTCTAGGTGGAGACAAATTAGCAGAGATTTAAATATTGCTTTAAAAGATTATAGAACAACTGGCAATCATATTTTGTTATGTCTACAACGTAACGGTGGGTGGTCAATGGGCGGTGTTGATGTACAATTTTGGGCCGAGAACACAATAAATTCAATTAGACAATTTACTGATCGTAAAATTGTTATTCGATTACACCCCGGGGATAAACATACAAGACTTACGATTGAGTCTCCGGGCTATTACGGTCCAATTAAATTTTCAGAGAATGTAATATTGAGTAAAAATCAAAATCTTGTAGACGACTTAAGAGATTGTTGGGCCGCCGTGAACTATAATTCAAGCCCATTAGTAGCAGCAGCAATTGAAGGTGTTCCTATATTTGTCTTAGATCCAGATAGAAGCCAATGCGGCAAAATTGCCAACACTGACCTTATGCAACTAGAAAACCCGCTGTTGCCGGATAGACAACAATGGGTAGAAAGACTAGCAATGAGCCACTGGAAGTTTGATGAATTGCGTGACGGTACGTGTTGGCGTCACATGAGAAATTACATCTAAAACTTTAACAAATAACAGCCTATTTCGGTTCCCTGAAATGTTTTAATTATGTTAGGAAATGTTTCCATAACTTCTGTGTGAGACCAATTGTCCTTAACATGAATTTCAAATGGATTGCCTTCATGTGCATCTTGCGGGTAATGAATTATAGGAATACTGATAATGGCATACCTAGTGGCATTAGACACATTCCTAACTAGTTGTATTGCTTCATCCTTGGTCATGTGTTCTAGCACATCACCCATGATGGTTAAATCGATATTGCCGATGTCTTTAAAATCCACAGTTCTAGCATCTCGATTGATCACCAAACTGTATTTTTCTTCTAAAGAGAATTTAGAAATATAGGCAGTCCATGCTTCAATAGCAATCCATTTAGAAGTTAAAAATATTGGATTTTTCTTCACTAACAATTTGTGATATGTACCGCTGCCCGCACCCACATCGACGATCAAGGTGATGTTAGACAACGATGTACACCACTCTAGTATTTGCACCTTACCTTCTTTAGAACTTTTTGGCATTTATTCTCCCCACACTGCTGAATTAGTTGTTAACGACTTTTTTCCGTCTTTTTTAACCAGTGCAATGCCCATTACATAATTATGAATTTGAATTTTTAAAATATATTGATTAATGGCGTTGTCTGCTGGTAAGTATGTGTTATTAAACATGTCTAATAGTTTTTGTGCTGCTGCCGGCGTAATTGCGTACCCGCAACAACCAGGCATTGATACCTGTAGATATTCAGTGGCAGCAGGATCACCCGCCGGTGATTCTAATAAGTGTATATATCGATCACTTTTAGTTTGATGACCCAGTGCAAGAATTAATACATCATCCCATTCAACTGGAATATACGGGCGAGTCAGCACAATATCATCTTCCCAAATAATGATAGGTTCGTTAAGTTCTACACATTTTTTCCATAAACGATAATGACTGTAAAAACAGCCCTTAACTCCGGGCTTTATTATCTTTGCAAAACTGTCATGCAACGTGTCCATCGGAACATCGGGTCCTTTAATTCCCCACGGGTGAACTGCCCTTCCTTCTTGCTCCATCATGACAACTGCATCGTTGCCGTTGGTACCTTCGAACAGTTCAACAGGCATGTTAAATTCTTCTAATTGAGTTTTAAGAGATAATGCTGTTTTTGTTGATGCTTCGAATCTAGGTAGGTATATAATAAAACTTTTCATTGCCAGTATGCCTCTGTTCTGTGAATCTTTAGATCAGTGAGCTTGCTACGACCTAGTGTTTTTCTATCACCTTTCAAGTGATCCAAGTATGCACCCCATTCTGAATTAATCAACGGATGTCCTTCGCCTTGAATAACACCTTTACTCCAATTTAATTCAATTAATGTTAAGTTATGTCTAACAGCATCGAATACAAAACTGTCATGCCATTCTTCTAGTGTAAAAATACCCTGCTCTGCGTGATCATACATGCGTTGAAAACTTTCTAAAAATCTAGTAATCATGGGACTGCGTAGATTCATTGCATATAACCCACATTCTGTATATTTGCCTTCTCGTCCAAGAAAACATAATTCTTTATCAGCTGGGATTAGTTCTTTCAATTGTGGCATTGTAATAGAACTGTGACAGATGGTATCAGCATCCATCCACAATAAAATATCACTATTACAGATCTTTGCACATTCAAATATTGCATATACCTTATGAGCGAATCTAACAGCATCCCACTTGAAACTCTTTTTAGAATCTTTACGAATTGCTCGAGTGATATCCCCGCTGATATCACCGTTGGCTTTTGGCACATCACGCCATTTATGTTTAAATGCAACCAGCGCAGGACTTGCCTGATGCAGATCAACCACTACTAAATTTGAAGCACTTTCAGCCACTGCACACTCTTCTGCATAGGCATACAATGTAACTTCAGTAGGCCACTTTGCCAAAAATGTCTGTATCATTTTTTGAGCATATTTGTTGTAACCTGCTTGATTAAAAGTTGTAACGACTGATAGATTCATAGTTAAATATTAAGTGAGTATATTATTTAACTGATGAAAATTTCCTACTTTCCTAATCAGGCGGCTCTTAACTCGCCCCCTGTAATGACTGCCTTCATCGACAGTTGTAGAGCACAGGGTTGGCAAGTTGTGCAGAACAGTCTCGATGCCGATGCAGTAGTGATTTGGTCTGTCCTATGGGCAGGCCGCATGCGGGCCAATCAACAGATATACGAACATTATAGAAAACTTAACAAGCCTGTGTTTATATTAGAAGTAGGCAATCTCATTCGAGGGACCACATGGCGGGTGGCAGTTAACAATGTAAACGGTAACGGCATATTTGGCGAATCATCTAGACCTAACTTGTTAAATGTACAATTACGTACTAGACCTAACTTATTAAAAGCACAACCAATCTTAATCGCATGCCAGCGAGGTGACAGTTTACAATGGGATGTTCAAGCCCCAGTTAGTACCTGGGTTGCCAATACAGTTGCACAGTTACGTGAATATACACAACGCCCAATTGTAGTACGTCCGCACCCTAGATTCCCTATAACGGGGTTATCTCAAGATATAGTTGTAGAACAACCAAATGCAATTCCAAACAGTTATGACGGATGGGATTTAGATTATCAGAAATATCATTGTGTGGTAAATTACAACAGTGGGCCCAGTGTACAGGCAGTAATTAACGATGTTCCTGTTATTTGCGATGCTAGTAGTTTGGCTGCACCTATGAGCATTGCCTACAGTGAAATTGAAAATCCACTACCTAGAGACAGACAAGAATGGTTCAATACCCTGTGCCAAAAAGAATATCTTATCGAAGAAATTGCCGCAGGTGTTCCTTTAATAAAGTTACAAAAAGTCTTGTTTTCCTAGAGCAGAGACTGTATTATAGTATAATGCAGACGCCATTATACATCGAAGACCTTATTGAAAAGTTATATGCCAAAGTAGTGAACTGCGAGATTCGTGTTCAACATCAAGACATTGGGCCGTTATCTAGTTTTCATGCCGCTATCAACGATAGCAAATTACTCACACGCAAACAGGGCTTGTTTATTCTTCAATTATTAAAGAAATACAAAGGCACATTCACCGATATCAGCATTGAGCCGTTATTAGTGTCACCTGTTTGGAAAAATGAATTCCGTGTAATTGATACTACTAAGCATCTGTTCTTAGATGAAGATAGCGACGGGCACACACATCTTAATATTAAATTTCCATATTCGTTTAAAGATATATTTGCCAAAGAGTTTTTTACTGACAGCAAGGATCCTTCACGTTGGGATCCTAAAACACTGGCACGCCGAGTGAAGATAAGCAAGATAAATCTAGTCTATCTTGTAGAGCAGGCACAGCGGCATGGATTTACCATTGACGATGCTGTCATGGATGCTGTTGCCTATGTTGAAGAATTATGGACCAGAGAACACGACTTATTACCATATTCTGTTATCGAAGACGGAGAAGTATTGCTAGTCAACGGCAATGAATATGCAGATGCGCACTGGAATAGTCACAGGCGAGGAGAACCAGCACACGATTTATTTCTTGCCAAGCAAATGGGATTCTTATTAAAAGGCACAGTGATAGATACTGCATATAAACAAATAGCATCAACATCTGAGACTGAATTTTGGATAAAAAAGACTGAAGATTTCTATGGCCTAGTGGATAAATTAAACGTGTGGCCTGTGGTTATTATTTTAGATCGTACACCCGAACCTAAGGATTGGGTTAGAAAATTTGTCAACGAGTTTAACTTTACTAACTTTAAAAAAGAAGATATTAGGGTGTGTTTTAGACCCACAAATACTGAAAAAGATGGTCCAGAATTTAATGAATGGATTAAAGAACACGGTCTTAACAAACCAGTTGCCAGCGGAAAGATTTTTATTTGCCAAGTAAAACCGCAGAAGTGGATGTTTGACAAAACATTTAAAATTGAATTGCTTGCAAGTAATTCAATATATCCCAGTACCAATAATATCACCGCAGCATTGATGACAAGTCATCCCAGTATGATTTATTTTGATGAAATTAAGCCATCAGCTAAAAGGAATACAAAAATTGTCAGTTTGTAAATTAATTATTAAAGACGAAGTGAACGTCAAGTACGAAGGACTAAGCGTAGAGACAAGACGCAAGCTGGCCAACAAGTTCAAATACGAAGTACCTTGGGCACGTTATCAACCATCTTATAGACTAGGTCGATGGGATGGTACAGTTGCATTCTTTGGCATCGGCGGCACTGGTTATATGTGCCATCTTGAAGAATGTGTTAACATCATTACCAATGAAGGTTACGAAATTGTAGTAGAAGATCTGCGCACACCCATTAAGTTAGAGTTCAATCAAGTAACAGAAACTTATTGGTCAGATATGGGCAAGACCTGGCCCAAAGGACATCCTGCAGAGGGACAGCCTATTCTACTGCGTGATTATCAATACGATGCTGTCAACAAGTTTCTAGAAAATCCACAATGCTTACAAGAAATTGCTACTGGCGCGGGCAAAACAATTACCACCGCAACACTAAGTCACTTGTGTGAAAAATATGGCCGCACAATCACAATTGTTCCAAATAAGTCGCTGGTAGAGCAGACTGAAGAAGATTTTGTTAATCTCGGTTTAGATGTTGGTGTATACTACGGCGACCGTAAAGATCTTAACAAGACACATACTATTTGTACTTGGCAAAGTTTGAATGTCATGGACAAGAAAAGCAAAGACAATGACGATCTAATGAAGTTGTCGGAGTTTTTTCACAATGTAGTGGCAATTATTGTCGACGAAGTTCATCAAGCAAAAGCAGACGTACTAAAAAATATTCTTACAGGCGACCTTGCTAATTGTCCCATTCGTTGGGGATTAACTGGCACAGTCCCAAAAGAAAAGTTTGAGTTTGCTAGTATCTATGCAAGTCTTGGACCTGTGGTAAATCGCATTAGTGCCCACGAATTGCAAAATAAAGATGTACTGGCACAATGTCACGTTGAAGTGTTGCAGACAATCGAAATTAAAGAATTTAGAAGCTACCCAGAAGAATTAAAGTATCTAACCACAGATGTTGATCGTATCGATTGGATGGCTAAAAAGATTCAAGATATTGCTAAAAGCGGCAATACTCTTGTATTAATTGATAGAATTGAAACTGGTAATATGCTGACTGAGCGTATCGAAGATGCGGATTTTGTCAGTGGTGCGGTTAAAACAAAATCTAGAAAAGAGACATACGATGAAATTAAAACAAGTAGCAATAATATTATTGTGGCGACTTACGGTGTGGCCGCTGTGGGTATTAATATTCCTAGGATCTTTAATTTGGTTCTTGTGGAGCCCGGAAAGAGCTTTACTCGCGTTATCCAGAGTATTGGACGAGGCGTTAGGAAAGCAGAAGACAAAGACTTCGTACAGATCTGGGATATCACCGGAGGAACAAAATATGCGAAGAGACACTTAACAGAACGTAAAAAGTTTTACAAGGATGCAAAATATCCTTTTTCAATAACCAAGGTAACTATATGAGAATTTTAACCCTAAACAACGAATCATTTGATTTAAATGATCTTCCAGAAGATGTAGACGAAGACACACGATATAGTGTACTTGATAACAGCAATCCTAATGATCCTGATTTCTTTTTCATGCCGTTGATTTTTCTGGAGTCATTTAATAGTCCAGCGATTGTATTGAGCATAGGCGGCAATCAAGTGCAAATGCCCCTTGATTGGTGTATGGTAGTAGGCGACAAAGACTGCGGCCTAGACCCGGAAGTGCTGCCACTGACCAGTATTAATGATCGAGGGTTTGATGCATTTGTGTTTAACCCCATCAAGGGATTTAGAGCAGAATACTTGCCAATTGAGATTGTTAATATCTATCAAGATGTTAAATGGTACTTCCCTAAGATGAAGAACGGACAATTACTCACAGTTCCTATTGCCGAAGGTCATAATCCGTTGTGTGCATATTTTGTCAAAGAAGTCACACGCCAAAGCGAAGTATTACAGTTGCACAAGGTGATCTAAATGGGAGGGCTTGCTCCGGGTGCCAAACTGATTTATGAAAGAGTAGGCGATACTGTCTACTCCAGAGAAGCAGGTTCTACGCCATCTACAAGAGTGGTCGTTGGGCACGATTATAAATTTTCGAAGTCTGATGAGTATGGTAGATCAATAGCAAGAAAGTATTTTTTTGAACAAGAGTGGTTACCAATTTTAGACGAAGCTGAACATAATGAACCGTTGCAAGCAGCCTTAGAACGTGCTATACTAATATATCATTTAAGCAAAGATAAACCCAATGAGTGAAAAGATACCACTAAAAGAAATTATAACCGCAGTTGATCAAAATGTTCGAGAACTATGGGACCTTGCTGATGAAACGCAACGCAAGGCAATGAAGCAGGAATTCTTTATCCTTAACAGATACATCAGCAGTGCCAAGGCCAGTCGAGAAGTGCAGGAACATTTTGTACTAACTGTAAACGAGTTCTTCAATAAAAATTGGAATGATCTTCAACAACATCCCAAGTTGTTGTGGCGCCTATTGTGTTTGTGCAGTCACGAATCAGGCAAAACATTTTATCACGAATGGATTAAACTTGAACGTAAAGCACAACAGGGCGGTAAGAAGATGAAATTCTTACAGACCATTTATCCAACTTATAAACTGGATGATTTGGGTGTTCTTGCATCTATGTACACTGACAAAGACATTAAACAATTAGCGAAAGATCATGGTTGGGATGACAAGCAAATTAAAGAACTCTAATTTTACCTGTGCGTATTGCAACAAACCATTTGTAAAAGAAAAAACACTGATGGTTCATGTATGCGAACCCAAGCGCCGCCACATGAGCAAAAACGAGAAACATGTGATTGCAGCCATGATGGCATTTCAGAAGTTTTATGAAATTGCACAACGCAGTAACAAAAAGAAAACATTCGACGAGTTTGTTGAAAGTCCCTACTACAATGCATTTGTAAAGTTTGGCAGTTTTGTTTCTAATGCAAATCCTATCTATCCAGAAAGATTTGTCGAATGGGTGATTAAGAGTGGAGTTAAATTGGATCACTGGTGTAGAGATGCATTATATGATCAATACTTGATGGAACTGATTAAAGAAGAGCCGGCTGATGGCGCAATACAGCGAACGATTAAAACTATGATGGAATGGGCGGACGAAAATAAATCCACATGGGAACACTATTTTCTATATGTGAATTTAAATAGAGCAGTTAAACATATCAAAGATGGGTTGATTAGTCCGTGGATTATTTTAAATTGCGCAAGCGGTAAACAGATGTTAAAATCAATGAATGACGAACAGTTGGAAATAATAACTCCCATGTTGGATTTACCATATTGGACAAGACGATTCAAGGCATTACCCAGTGATGTTGAGTTGGTTAAAGAAGTATTACAGGAAGCGAAGGTACAATAATGGCTAAAAGAAAAGCAAAAGAAGTAGTTGAAGAAGTCAAAGACGAAGACGAACTTGCAGAGAATGAACAGTTTATTTCTGACGACGATATAGATATCGAAGTGTTTGTTGACGAAACAGACAATACAGTAACGGTGAAGTTTAGTGGATTTGAAGATGAAGAAGACTCGGAAGAATATGCTGAGTTCCTTGCAGAAACATTACCCTTACTATTATTCGAAACAACCAGAGTACAATAATGCCAGATATTGACATAGACTTTGCAGACAGAACTAGAGCTTTGACATTATTCAAACATGTCAAGGCCAGTCGTCTTGAGGATGGAAGATTAGTGCCTCACAACACAGGCGTGTATTTTCATACTGTTCCGGTCAATGCAAAAAATAATCTGTCGGCAGTTCCGTACGAGGCCGCAGACGAAGCGGGATATTTTAAAATAGATTTTCTTAACGTAAGTCTGTATAAGGATATACGTGACGAGGCTCACTTGATCCAGTTAATGAACACTGAGCCATTGTGGGATTTATTGGAACAGGATGATTTTGTTAATCTGTTGTTTCACGTTAATGGGCATGGATCTATTTTAAGAAAAGTAAAACCCACAACAGTAGAACAATTGGCAGCAGTGCTGGCAATGATCCGTCCGGCCAAACGATATCTAATAGGTAAAGATTGGGCAATAGTAGAAGCAGAGATATGGACAAAACCCAGACACGAGAAAGAATATTATTTTAAGAAAGCTCATGCAGTTGCCTATGCAGTGGCAATCACTGTGCAGATGAATTTGATCTGCGAACAAATCAGTTACGGATATAGTTAATCTTTAGTACGGCGAACCAGTGTAATTGATCGCCTTTTTACACGTTTAACAATAATATCATTTAGGCTTGTAACTGGCCCAAACAATACCTTTACATCCTTGCTGGACAAGTTTTTAATTATGTACTTGAAATTGTACATTTCCTTGGCAAGGAAAATATTGATGGGAATCATTCGGTTAGATTCCCACCACCAAATATCTCCCATTTCCAGAAATCGTGTCTTTTCTTCTTCTGTTTTAAGAGCACTGTAATCGTACATGCTTGTAACTTGGGAGTCTTGGTTTATTATGATGCCCACGTATTCGTGCTCAACATAGCCGAGTACGGTGATAAAGGGGAAATTTTGTTGTAGGTTGTCGCTTATTCTCATTCGATAAATACCCTAAAGGGCCTGTGTCATGCAATTAAATCCAAGTTATTTATATTCCAATCGAGTCGATGTGTATACAAATCTAGGCACCTGGACTACAGCGAGGTATCGAAAAGTGTATCAACGAAATCTAAAATTATATCGCGGAGTTGACAACCGTCTTGATTTTCAAATCAAAAACGGCGACGAGCGCCCACAATCTATTTCAAACTTAACGGTTGTATTTAATATCGTGGGAGTTGAATCAAATGAACTATTGGTTCAAAAAGACTGTACAATCCATGATGCTACCTTGGGCAGATTCTTTGCCACTGTGGGCGAAGAATCAATGGAAAAAATTGCCCCGGGACACTATCATTACAGTCTGTACTCTATTGATGCAGCTGGAGTCAAATCGGCACTGTATTCGGATAGCCAATACGGAGTTGTTGGTACTATTGATGTTATTGGTGATGCGTACGGCGGGCCCAAGCCAAGCGAGCAACCGGCCAATGTGTTCACCGCGGTGGATGCAAAACCACAGTTTAACTCAAATACAGGACTGCACACCTTTGCATTTTACACAACCAACTTTACCGGTAACATAACTATTGAAGGGTCGTTGGATGAAAACTTAGGATCGTGGGTTAATGTTGATACACTAGCATTGAACAACACCCCAGTGAGTTATCTAAATGTAACCGGTGTTTGGTCCAGATTACGAGTAAAACAATTGACAAATAACACAGGAACACTTGACAAAGTCTTATACAGATATTAAACTGTATGTATGACCTCAGTTGTTGACCTATTCCAGAAGAACTTACCGCCACGTGCAAAAAAGACGCCTAGCGGCTGGACTAGTTTTAACGCACCATGCTGCCATCATAGAGGCGAAAAACATGACACTAGGCAGCGTGGTGGTGTAAAGTATAATGAAGGTTTTGTGTATAACTGCTTCAACTGCGGATACACAGCAAGCTGGAAACCCGGCAGACCTATCAGTAAAAAATTAAAAGATTTAATGGCGTGGTTGGGTGCTCCCGACGATGACATTCGTAAAATGATATTTGAAGCAATGAAAACCGAAGCTTCGGATGCACAGACAGTTACTCAAATTCCTCAACTACGCTTTGCAGAAAAACCATTACCCGACGGTGCATTACCTTTGATAGATTGGTTAGATATTGACATGGAACAAGAGCAAGAAATGCAACTTGCTTTGGTTGTTCAATATGTTGTAGATAGAGGGTATGATCCTGTGAACGGTCGCTTTTATTGGAGTCCGTTGGATAGTTATAAAGATCGAGTGATTATACCTTTTACCTACGAAGGTAAGAATGTTGGCAGTACTGCCCGTAAGATTAAAGATGGCAAGCCTAAATATCTATCAGATCAGCATCCCAACTTTGTATTCAATTTAGATGCAATAACCAATCAACAACAATACATATTTGTAGTAGAAGGCCCGTTTGATGCCCTGGCTGTAAACGGTGTTGCCTTACTGCATAACGATGTGTCTGATGATCAAGCCAAGCTAATTAATAGACTAGGTAAGACTGTGATTGTTATACCCGATCAAGACAAAGCCGGCAGCAAGTTAATTGATCGAGCAATTGAATTAGATTGGCATGTGGCGTTTCCAACATGGGAACCAGAGATTAAAGATCCCAGTGCTGCCGTGGAAAAATATGGCTCTTTATTTGTCATGGTTGATGCAATTAGTACAAGTGTAGCTGGTCCTATAAGAATTAACTTATTAAGACGAAAACAGAAAAGTGCGCAGTTTATGACATAAAAAACCGTCATAGTGATATCGCAAACGCATGGTTTTTAGCAGTTAGAATACAATTTTAAAAAGATGGCATTATAGACAAGGTGATTAAGATGTTAAAACGAATATTTGATTTTATTTTGTATCCGTATACAAGATACAAACACAATCAACAATTTAAAAAGCGACTAGCTGAATTGAGGGAACGTGACCCGTTCATTTACAAATGATATCGTGGGGTATTAGTGCTCTTAATCACGGCAGTAGTCTGGCTGTGTTTAGAGATGGACAATATCTAAGACACAGTGTATCTGATAGTGATCAACTGCCTAGTGAGTTTATCCGAAATGGTCTATACCACGAAGGTGCTCCTGATCGTATATTTTGGTATGAAAATCCCTGGCTTAAGAAAACAAGACAGATACGTGCTGGCCAATACAATACTGCATTTAGTCTAAACAATCTTCCTAATCGTAATCTTAAAAACTGGGGATTGGGATATGCACCGATCACATATACATCGCATCATGCTAGCCATGCTGCCGCTGGCTACTATACTAGTCCTTTCAATCACTGTGCTATTGTAGTACTTGATGCTATAGGCGAGTTTGAGTGCGCCACTATATGGCAAGGACTTCATGGTGAAATGAAGAAGGTATGGAGCCGTAGTTATCCACATAGTTTAGGTTTATTCTATTCGGCATTTACAAAGTTGATTGGACTTACTCCGATCAAAGACGAACACTTGTTACAAAAGATGGCGGCGCAAGGTGACAAGCAGCGGTACTTTAAAGAAGTTAATGAGTATGTTGGTAATACACTTAATCTAAAATATAACCTACATCGAGGTGTATTAAACTGGCCTTACCCTATTGCAACACTACAAGATCAGTGCGATATTGCAGCCGCAGTACAAGATGCATTTGAAGGGCAAGTTGGTATGATTATGATGGAAGCTAGAAAATTAGTCAATACTGATTGTCTAGTTTATATGGGCGGATGTGCTATGAATTCAGATGCCAACAAACGGTTTGTGGAACCTGCGTTTAAGTATCGTTGGTCCTTGCCTGATCCTAGCGATGCATCCAGCGCAATGGGAGCAGTCCTGTATCACTCTAAGACACGAGTAAAACACAACTGGGAACTTGTAAAACATATTGAGATTAACGTTTAAAGAGTGTATAATAAACTATGACTATAAAAGATTATGATTATGAAGTACAGAAATTGTACTTGGAACTTATGTTGGCAGATGCAGAAACATTTGTACGCTGCCAAGGTATTTTTGATGCAACTCTATTTGACCGTAAGCTGCAAGAAGCCGCACAGTTTATCAAAGAGTATGCTGAGAAGTATACTGTACTGCCGGACTTCAACATGGTCAATTCATCGTGTAAGACTGCACTGGCCAGTCCCGGAGAACTCAAAGAAGGCCACTTAGATTGGCTCATGGATGAGTTTGAACAGTTCACACGTCACAAGGCCATTGAACGTGCTATTCTAGCATCAGCTGAATTGTTGGAACAACACAACTATGGCGAAGTAGAAGCACTGATCAAAGAAGCTGTACAAATTGGTCTGGCCCGTGACATGGGCACAGATTACTTTGCTGATCCTCGTGGTCGATTAATGGGTTTGAAAGACAAGAACGGACAGGTTGGCACAGGTTGGGCCGCCATGGATCGTAAACTGTTTGGCGGATTCAATCGCGGTGAACTTAATATCTTTGCTGGCGGCTCGGGTGCAGGTAAGTCACTGTTCCTGGCCAATCTAGGTGTAAACTTTGCACTTCAAGGATTGAACGTGGTATACCTAACACTGGA